AGGTATAGATCAAATTACAAAAGGTGTTCCCGGTGTTAAGACAAAGATATTAAAAGTCCTAGTTGGTTCTTTTATTGAAGGTGGAACAGAGGGTTTACAAGAAGTTAATCAAATGATAGCGAAGAGTGTAGCTATTGATGAGGAGTTGTTTACTGAGGAAAACTGGAGACAGTTAAAAGAATCTTTTTACGCTGGATGGGTACTTGGAACATTCGGTACAACAGTAACTGGTGGTACTGGTTTAGTTGAAAAAATTAATCAAGATAAATTCAATCAAACTACTATAGGTAAACAAATCTTAGAAGCAAGAGAGAAAGACACACATACAAAACAAACTTTAGATATGGCTGAATCAATTGCTAAAAAGAACCCAGAAGCATTTGAGGGTAAGTCAGTTGTTAATTTTTCTGATGAAGTAAGAGTTATAACGGCTGAAGAATTAAAAGGTAGAGGTTGGTCAGATGAGAAGATTAAAAACTTTTGGCTAGGTGAAGGTGTTGATCCCAATACGGTTATAGGTATGGTTACAGGTAGTACACTAGTTGAAGAAAATGGAAATATTTTAATCAACTTATATAAAGGTGCAACACCCGGAACAGTAGTAGAAGAATTTTATGGTAATCATTTTAGAAGGTTGAGCCCAGAAGATAGAAAGATATTTAAAGATCACTATC